ATATCTATGACTTAGTATAAAAAGTAGTTACTTGGTAGATATATAAAAAAACTAATAAACAAAAAAAATATAATACAAGATGGCACTAGATCCAAAAATCGCTTCTCTTAAGGCTGCAGGAACATACAGATTTGAATTTGACAAAAGTCAAGTTGTTAGTATACCTGCAAATCAAACACGACTTGTAGTCGGTTTTTCTAAGACAGGCCCGTTTAATACACCCGTCTTCATTCCCGATACTGCTTTCTTTAAGCAAGTATACGGTGATATAGATAGAAATTTAGAAAGAAAAGATTCCTTTTTCCACAGAAGCTGCTTAACTGCTTTAGAAAGAGGTCCTATTCTTGCTCTTAATTTATTAAGCTTAGATGCAACTGATAAAGTTAATGCAATTAGATATTCAACTGCGTCTACTCTTGATACTTCTCAAAAGAATGCTGGTGCACAATATGAATACGCAAAATTTTATAATAGAGATAAATTTTGGTTTCCATCAACATCAGATTTTTTAACTAATGTTGGAGCAGATGAAGATGCGTTATCACCTACAACTGTTAATGACTTTTTAGATATTACTAATTTAGGCCAAAACCCTGTATCAGTAATTGCTAAAAAATCTGCATTAACAAATGTTTTACCTTTTCAAGTAACTGTTGAAGAATGGTATGGTGCTGCAAATGTACCAGGTTTCTTAAACAAAGATAGTTTAATAGCTGACTTCTTTGTAGATATCTTTGTAATTGAAGGAAACTTTGGTGGAGATTTTAGTACAACTACTCCTTATTCAAGATTTAATGCAGATCCAACATTCCAAAAGTATTTTGATCCAACACAAGGATTAAAAAGAAGAAAGTTTCAATCAGATAGTACTGATACCTTATTACAGGAATTTTTTAATGAAACAGAAGTAACATTACAAGCAACTTATACTGCATGTTTAATTCCAGATTTCGTAGATCTATTAGGTAATAATCTTTTCGTTGAAAAAGTTGTTAATGCTGATACTGCATCTACTGGTGTATTTGTTACTGTAAATGAAGATTTATTCAGTGGAGATATTTTAATTGACGGTGTTCAAGGTGGTATTGATATGATTGGCCATAATATTGAATATTTACAAGCTAATTCAATACAAGACGATGTTAACTTCTTATCATACAGTGGATCAATTGTTTCTGATTTAAATTATTGTAGAAATATCGAGCCAGGAACTTTAGTTCAAAATTCTACAAGTACAATTACAAAAGCTAATGCAACTCTATCCACGGATATTCAGTTACAGATAGTTAATGCTAATTCAACTAAAGATGCATTATGGAATGCTTTTGATAGTATGACTGCAAATACAACATCAGTTGTAGGAACATTTATATTAGGTGCTGTAAATGGAGAATACATTCCAGTAATATCAAAACAAACCGTAGGTAATACTATAACTGTATTATTATCTGGAGAAGGTACTACTACATTAGCTGACTTTAGTGTAGCAGCAGATGCTAATTATACTTATATCAATGAAGCCGACTTTAATTTTGTAGCAGATGAATTTAGTCCAATTAATGGAACTCCTGCTGGAATTATTGGTTCTTACGGATCAACTTTACAAACTCAATTCGCCAACGGTACATTAACTGATGGTGATGAAGCTGTTTATAAATTAGGTGGAATTGAATATACTTCTTATTTAGTAATGAATGCTATAGAATATGGATGGATTCATACAACTAATACAGGAAGAGTAAAAATCTCGGATCCTGATTATAATTTACCAGCAGTAAGAATTACTCCTTACCAAGAAGATGGTTATGTAAATTTAACACCACATAGTGAATTTACACTAAATGGTGCAGGTTTCTTTATGAAATCAGATCAAACTTTAGCAGCTGCTAATTGTTTAAATGTACAAACTTTAAAAGGTTCACTAAACTTAACTATTGATATTATAGGAGATTCAATTAATGAACCAACATTAAAGCCAAATGAAATCTTAATTGCATCAACTTCACCAGAAGCTGCTGATGTAGTTGTAGGAAATTATTTTGTTCATGATGAAGGTAATGTTAGCGGTCATTCAAGGTTAACAAGAATTAATAGTGTAGTAGGTGGAGTAACAGCATCTCAATATTCTGTTATTCCTGCAGGTACAACTGCACTGTTAGTAACATGCCAATCAGAAATTAATATAGATACTGTAGGTGCTGTTAAAAAAGCAGAGCTATATTATCCAATTGATTCTTGGGTTGATTATTTAAATGTCTTTGAATTACCTGGATTTAAATTATTACCAAAACATGTACCTAATGGGAGTGAAGCTCAACAAGCAAAGGTACTAAGCCCAATATTAGGTGGAACTAATTTATTTAAAGCTTTAACTGATAGAGAAACAATAAACTTCCGATATGTAGTAGATACATTTGGTAATGGTATAGAAGCAAACTCTAAAGCCATTTATACTAATCTATGTATGGAAAGAAAAAATGCGTTTGCATTAATTAATGCTCCATCGGCTAAAGACTTTAAGAAAAGTTCAGATCCAAGCTTCTCTGATGCAACAGGTGGTTTATCTTCTAAGTTTATATCTGAAGGTGGAAACCTTGCATTAAATCCAACAATTAGATATTCTTTGCCTGCTGCAACTAGCGGCGGTTCATTCGGTGGATTCTTCTATCCTTATATTACTGTTAGAGATTTAGGAAAGAACATTAATGTTCCTCCTGCTGCAAACGTATCTAATAACTTTATTTTAAAATACGAAAACGCATTGCCTTGGTCAATTGTAGCCGGTGTAAGGCGTGGAGTAATAGGAGGTAATGGTGTTGTAGGTTTAGAAATTAACTTAGATAAAGATGATCGTTACTACTTAGAACCATTTGGATTAAATCCAATTGTATTCCAAAGTGGAACAGGACCAACTATCTTTGCCAATAAAACGGCACAGCAAGTTCCAAAATCTGCTTTAAGTTCAATTAATGTTAGAGAAGTTGTAATTTACATACAAGATGGTATTGATGCAATACTTAAAAATTACTTATTTGAATTTAATACTGCTCAGACTAGATTAGAAATTAAAACATTAGCTGATAACTTCTTATCAACAGTTCAAAATGATGATGGTGTTTATGATTATAGAAATATAATGGATGAAACAAATAATACACCAGAAGTCATTGATCAAAATGTAGGTATCTTAGATACATATATTGAACCTGTAAGAGGAATGGAAATTCTTGTACAAAGAACAACTATTTTAAGAACTGGTGCAATTAGTACAGGAAACTTTCAATAAGAAGTAACTAAAGACGAATATATAAAAAAACAAATAAAATATGCCACTACCACATTATACCCAATCAAGGGCCAGTAGCCAAAGGTACGAACCTATTCAGCCTAACCTATTTGAGGTGACTATATTTTCACCATTAGGGGATGATACGGGTTTGATCTTAGAGCAAGTGAAATCTATAGGAGGATTAAATGGATTAAATCCAGAAATTCAAGCTATAAATCAAAAATATAAGTTTGCTGATAGATCTTATGCAGGTATGCCAGCAAATACATTTGTTGATTTAACACTTAACTTTACTCTTAACTTAAATGAAGCTAACGAAAACTACATTTACAATACTTTCCGTAATTGGAATAATATAATCTATGATCCATTAACTGGAGAAATGGGATTAAAAAATGATTATGTAGGAAGTATGATTGTAGTTCAATATAACAGAGCAGGAGATATCTTTAGAAAGATTACATTAAAAGATGTATTCCCAACAGGACAACCTGATTTTGTAGATGAATTGAATTATGAAACTCAAGATGCAGCCGAGTTAACAATGACTTATCGTTGTGATCACTGGATTGAGGAGAACGTAGGAGCATAAATTTAATATAAACTGGGAATATTAATGTATTCCCAGTTTTTTTGCCTTCTCTCTAATATATAATATAAAATATATAATATAGAAAATGATAATCTATAAGCTACAACAACAAAAAACAAATAAAGTATACGTAGGATATTCTGTAAATGATAATCCTAATAACTTTGGAACAGGAAAATATATCAAAAGAGCAGTAAAAGATTTTGGTACAAAGGCTTTCTCTAGGGAAGTTATGGAAGTTTTTGAAAATGATGAATCTCTGAGTGATGTATTAAAAAGAGTTGAATATTGGATTAATAAATTTAAATCTGATAATCCTAAATATGGTTTTAATGAAACTGTACAAGAGCTTATTCCTCATAGGAAAAGGCTTACTAAAAAATTACAAGTTTTATTAACACCTGAAGATGAGGAAAGTTTAAATACAATAATTATTCAAAAGTCAATGGAGCGCAGTACAAAACCTGTTGCAATTTCAAGATATGTTAGACAATTAATAGTAGAGCATATAGTTGATGAAACCAAACCAGAAAAACAATTAATAAAAAATAAGTAAATAATGTCAAACGAGCACGAAGAAAATATTAAAAAGGAATTTGCTAAGGCAGAAGGTATTTCTGTTGAGGCAACTGAAACTCCTACTGAAGTTGTAAAAGACTTAGGTAAAGTCGAAACAAAAGTACAAAAAAATATTGTAACATCTGATGATCCTGAAATTCAAAGAATACAGGCATTAACAGGTTATACTAAATTAAATTTAAATGCATTTCCATCAAAAGGTAAATTTTATAGAGAAGATTTTGAAATTCATATTAGGCCTGCAAGAGTACAAGAAATTAGAGCCTATTCTACTATAGATGAAGAAAACCTAAAAGAAGTAGATGAAGGTTTAAATAACATTATAGTAGGTTGCTGTAAAGTACAATATGGTAACCAACGGGGTTCATATAAAGATGTTCTAGAAGAAGATAGAATCTTTTTGATATTATCTATTAGAGAATTAACATTTAAAACAGGTGAGCAAGTTTTAAATATGCCTATTGGAAAAAAATCATGTAAAACTTCTACATGTTCAGTTCAAGATAGTGAAGAACTAAAAACAAGTAATTTACAGTTTAATAATATACCAGAAACAATTGAAAAATATTATGATCCAGCTGAAAAATGTTATTCTATAACTACTAAGTCTTATGGTATTATTAAAATGGCTCCACCCACTATTGGTGTAATGAGAGCAATAACTGACTACATTCGTGAAAAAGAAGAGGCTGGTCAACATTGGGATAAATCATCTCTTTCAGCTTTACCTTATTTACAAAGAGAATGGAGAGGATGGAACCAAAAAGATATTTTTTCTATGATCACGTCATTCCAAGGTTGGGATACAACAAAATATTCTATAGTCTACAGATTAGCTGAAGATATGAAAATCGGTGTGAAACCGGAGATGGTATTCCCATGTCAAAGCTGCGGTGAGGAGGTCACCGTTCCGCTCACGTTTCCCGGCGGTATCAAAGCTCTCTTCATTGTTTCAGATATCTCTTCTGAACTTCTTTAAAGTTAGAGTATTATTATTAGAAAAGTTGCATCTCCAGCCTACAGAGCTGGATTTGCTTCCTTATTATGAATATGAATATACGTTGGAAATTTATAATGATTTATTGAATGAGCGCAATAAGCAAGAGCAACAGAATACTCAAGCAGAGCGCGATAAATACAATATGGATGGAATGCAAAAAAGTATTTCTAAAGGAATGAGCAATATGAAAGCACCTTCTCTTCCAAAAATGAGTTTACCTAAACTATAAAAATATTTTATAAATGGCTGCTGTAACTTTAAGAGATTTAATGGATCCTTTATCAAAGATTCAAGTTGCAACCGAATCTTCTGCCACCCAATTAGCTGAGATAGTTACTGCTGTCACAACAGCTGGTCAAGTAGGTGAAGGTGTACAGAGTGCAATGCTTTCTCAAATGCAAGTACAGACTGCTCTGCTTAAAGATACAAATTCAAAATTTGCTGAATTAGTAGGTGGTAATAAAAAATCTGATAAATTAGGGAAGGGTGGAGAAGCACTTAAAATATTAGGAGCAGGAACATTTACTTTATCCAAAGGGCTGCTAGCGTTTACACTTGTACCTGAGAAGACTGTAGAATTATTTGAAAGATTTTTAGTAGTTTCTCTTGCCGCATTAGAAAAGACAGATGTCACGAAAGTTGAAAAAGGTACTGAAGCATTAGTATTAATGGGAACTAACTTATTAGATTTTGCTAAAAACATGGCAAAAGCAGCATTATTATTAATACCTGCAGCATTAGGAATACCATTAATTTATGCAACTACTTTAACTTTAGTTCCTATATTTGTATTATTAGGTAAAACATCAAGACTGATACGTAAAGGTGCTAGATCCTTGCGTAGAATGGGACGAGGTTTAAGAGTGTTTGGGGTAGGATTGGCTGCATTTGCATTATCAACATTATTTATTCTAGCTGTACCTGCGTTAATTCCAGCAATGGTAATAACACTAGTAGCGCTAGGTGGTGCAGTTGCTCTTCTAGGCTCAAGATTATTTTCTAGGGCTATTAGAAAAGGTTCACTTAATCTGGCATTAATGGGTGTAGGATTAGCAGTGTTCGGTGTTTCTTATGGAATCTTTGCTTCCGCATTTCCAGCAGAGGTAACAATGGCCGATGTTTTAGTCCAGGTTGCTGTAATTGGATTAATTGGTGCTGCTGTAGTAGTTTTAGGTTTTGTATTTTCTCAAGTTTTATTAGGATCCCTTGGTTTAGCTGCTATTGGTGGTGCTCTAATTGTTTTTAATTTAGGATTTGTTAAATTTGCAAAAGCAACGAAAGGACTTAAATTAATAGATGCAGCCGTTATGGGTGCAGCAATACTAGCAGTAGCCGCCGCAACAGCCGTTGTTGGTATGGCACTTCCTATGGTTGCATTAGGCGCAGTAGGTTTAGGTATAATGGGTCTAGGTTTAGCATTGTTTAATATTGGTTATGTAACATTCGCGGCAGCCACTAGAGGTTTAACTTTTGATGATATAGGAAAGCAACTAATTATATTAGGTGGTGTTGGTACGGTGATGGCAATGGCCGGGGTTGCATTAGGTTTTACTGCTGGGACAGGATTTTTAGGACCGTTATTCTTTATCGCAGCTGGCGAGGCTTTAACACAGCTGGCTGACGGTTTAAAAGACTTCAATGATGTGAAGATGGATGATACCAAGGCTGACAATCTCAAAGAAACTTTATCGATAGTAGCAGCTGCATTTTCAGGAACTAGTGATTCTACTGGGCCTTTATCATTCTTTAAAGGTTTATTAGGTAGGGTTGGGCAATCTGGTGCTGGGGCTGCTGCATCTGGTATGTACATGGCTGCAGGAAATGCGCTGACAAAGTTAGCTATAGGGCTTAATACAATATACCCTTATATAAGTGGTACTAAAGCAGTAGACGGTGCCAACCTTAAATTAGTTCTTGGCGCAATTGTTGATGGATTCACTATGACTGACGATGAGGCGGAGGCAGTAGAAAATGGCATTGATGCAGTAAAAGGTGCTGGTACAGAAATAATGAATATTGCAAAAGGTTTATTAGACTTTGATAAAATCATGGATGGTGGTAATATTGATTTGATTTCTGGTAAAGTTGAAAAGGTTCTTACAATGGTTGGTGCTACTTTTGGGAAGATAGGTGGAATGAGGCGTGGTGATGGTGAAGACTGGAATTTTCGTTGGGATGATAATAAAGTTGCAATTGGAGTAGATGCGGTAGAAGATGCAGGTAAAGTAATTGAAGATTTAGCTGCTGGATTAAATTCTTTTGTAGGAATAAAGGACCCTGAGACATTACAGGAGAAGATTTCAGGTGTATTAATGGCTGTCGGTGGTGCATTTGCAGATATTGGAAATAGTGAGAATGAAAATAATAACCCGCTTATTTTTTGGGATAACAATGCTATAAAAGAAGGAGTTGCGGCAGTTGAAAATGCAGGTGATGTACTTACTGATTTAGCTAAAGGTATGATGTCCTTTGATAAGTTAGTTGATGCAGGTGGTGTTGCAGATAAAATTGCAAAATTTTTATCATCAATTGCAAACATATTTAAAGAAGGTTATAGTAGGGATACTGCGAGTAGGGTTAATGGTATGAATGGCTTAATAACTCAGTTAGGTAGAGTAGGAAAAGATGGTAGCCTAGCAAAGGCTGCTACATCAATTGAAAAAATTACAGCTGCAATTAATAAAGTTGATGTTAATAAAGCGTTGGCATTTGGTGAGCTATTTAAATCAACTGCAAGCTTACCTGAAGCTAATAATGTACTTGCAGATTCATATGATGGAATAAAAGGTTTAGTAGAAGATATAGCTGAATCAATTGGAGAAATAAGAACCAGTGGAGCACAAACAAATACCAACTCCATGAGTTTAAATAATACACTTAAAACTTTAGTGACGGCTGTTAATCAACTTAATACAGTAACACAAGCATTACCTTCAACACTACAAACAGCAACTTTTACTGTAAGTGATACTGACTAAAAT